TAGCCATAACAAATTGAAAAGTAGTTATTTCTGATAATGTTGGCAATTCACAAACCCTCCTTATGGTAGTGCATTTATATTAAAAGGAGATAGTTTCATTCTACTTCCTACTTGTTTGAGATTCATTGTTGACCAAATTTTCCTCTGCTCATCCTATTTTCAATAATATCTTGGCTTATTTTCTTCTTGTTGATAGCATTAAGTAATATATTAGGATCAGCTTCTGTTATCCATCCCTCTGCTTTTGCCATTGAAGCTAACTCGTCTAATGTGAGTCCCTTACCACTCCTTTTGTTGAGTGCTGATTTCAAGGAAGGCTGATTCTCCATAGCCATGTCGAGTTCACCATTCCAAAACTCCTTTTTATAGTCAATCCCTCCTTTTGATTTTATCCACGTTATTATATTCTGTGGTTGCGATTTAGTTAATTTAGAAGCCGCTCCCTTTTGACCTGTTCTTTTAAGAAGATTAACCCTTTCTTCAAGTGTCATATTACCTTCAGTTATCGGTATGCCTAACTGATGTTTTTCAACAAAAGACCTTTCTGTTGCTTCTCTTGTCGCTCTTTCTAATGGTGTTTCTCCAATTTCTTTTGATGGTAAACCACCCTTAATCGGAAACTCTCCACTTACACCAAACATATCCTTCTGAGTAGGTTTAACTTTTGTTGGTGCTATAAGTCCTGAAGTCAAAGAAAATTGTTCTCCCGTAGGAAGTGAGCTTGTCGGTATAGTTTTCTCTGGTATCCTTGGATTTATCTGACTTCCCATTCTATTCAATGTAACCCTGTATAACAGTGTGTTCCATTCATCAGTCGAAATTGTTTTATTATTTTTCATTTTAAGACGCAGATTTGTTAAGTCCTGATTCTGTTTCCAGAATGCAGGATTATTGTAAACCCCCCGTACTGATTTCACTGATGATTCATCCAACATACCGAGATTGATTGGTGTAGTTGACCGTTCATATCCAATAGCTTTAGTAGTTGGTCTTGGTAGTGGTGGTGTATATCCAGAAGGTTGACCTGATACATCCGTCATACCTAAATTAATCTGAGGTTTATATTCTATTTGATTAGGATTAGGTCTTGCGGGAGCAAATGCCTCATCAAAATCTATTACCGGAGTTGATGCAGTCTTTAATCTTACTGCAATATTTTTTACATCACTCAACGGAGTTTTTGGAGACATTGCTCTGAATATTTGTGATAACTTACCTAACAAATAATTATTATTGAATATCGTATTTGTAATAGAGAATTTCTCATTTTTCAACCTAACTATTGCATCGCTTAGGTGGTCTTTAAATTCAAGATAGGGCTTCATCTGTCTATTTACAGCACCCAGTTCAGGAAATACATTTTCTATCTGTTCCATTGCACCGTGAGCCACAGCCTTCCTTCCTTCAGTTGTCATTGCCTTCTGAAGTTCACCATAGGCATTTTGTCCTCTGCTATAAAGCATTGTCTTGAAGTTTTGAAGTTCATTTATAGGTACGTTACCATCTGGATATTTTTCCATCCATACTGCTTCTATCTCTTTCTTCATTCTCTGCAATGCTCTCATATTGGTCAATGGTCTTTCAGTACCCATCTTTGCATACTGATTTATCGTCTTATCTAAAGGCTCTAATACTTTAGACAACGGTGCAGTAGCAGTAGGATTGCTTGCGAGTATCTGCTTTGCTCTTCTATCTATAACATTTAATTCATTTTGAAATTTAGTCCATCCTTTACTCGTAACAGCATAATTCTTATTTAATCCAAACTCAGTAAGTGCCTGAGTCTCTGCAACATTTCCGGTAGGTGCAAGATTTTTTCTATAAAGAAATTCAGCCGCCTTATATGGAACATTTGCAACTTGTCTTGCTACCTGTGGAAGTTTTGGTATTAATCCCATCATTACTACATCAGCTACATTCCCATATTGTTCCCCACCCAATGCAGTACCTATTGCTCTTGGTATCGCTAATGGACTTGCTAATGTGCCAAGTACATCCATAGCACCCTGTCCTGATTCTGATGTAGGTTGATAGGTAAACATTCTTGTAACATCTTCTCTTGTTTTCTTTCCTGCCTCATCACCTTTAATCGCTGTTGATGCTATCCCTGCACCAAGTCCTAACATACTCGCTGGTATCCCGGTGGCTATAGAAAGAGGAGTTTCAAGTATTCCCTTTGCTAAATCTAATGTGTTAGCAACAGTGGATCTACCCCCAAACATATTACGTTGCGGTTCTGCTTGTGCAGATGGTTTGTTTATTCCGCTATCAGGTGCAGGAATAAATCCAGCCTTTTCATGGTAATATCCTCTCTGACCTTCAGGATTGGTAACCTTCTGCATAGAATCTACAGGAATAAATCCTGTGGCTTCATCATAAAATCCTCTTTGCCCTTCTTTGTTAGTTACTGGTTCCACATTACCACCCTGACTTGAAACCTTCTGGTAGTTTAGTTCCAGAAGTTCCTGTAGGATTTTTATATGTCATAAGATTACGTTCTGCCATTCTTTTTTCAGCACTATTAATAATATTTTCAACCATCTTCCATTTCTTCAATGCTTCTGCTTGGCTATCTGCTGAAATTGGATTTAGACTTACCGATGCAAGTGCCTTATCAATTCTTTCAATATCCTGTTGTGTTAATACTCCACGTTCTGCCGCTAACGATCTGGAAAGATTTCCAAGGAATGCAGATTTAGCATCCATGTATAATTTTGCATCTGGACTTAATCCTACTTTTCCTTTTACCGCAGATTGGACTGCACTCTGTCTTGTAGTAATTGCTAAGGTATCCCATGCACCCCTCAATTGACCTACCAAATCTTTTGCCTGACTTATAGCAGTTTTATCTTTCTTGTAATCTTCTGACAAATTCTTAGGAGCAATACCTCCAGAAGGAGATGGAACTTCTCTTAAATTAGGTGTTCCTCTTGAAGGCATTATCAAAGGATTACCAGTTTCAGGATTAGTTCCTATGAAAATATTGGAAGATGGAGCTATCAGTCTTTGTCTATCTTTTTCCCTTTGATATTCCTTTTGAACCTGTGGATTCTGAGCATATAGCTGATAACCAGCAACCCTGCCCTGTGACGTACTCATGTCAATTCCATGCTTTGCTACTATGGGAGGAAGTATCTCATCTAAAGAAGCAGGCATGTTGAATTCCTTTGATGATACTTCTCTTTGTAAAGCAGACATATCTCCTGTTTTTGAATACTCATAAACAGATGCAGGAGTAAAGTGTGATAACAACGAATTGAGATTTGATCTATCTGATCGAACAAAAGGTGCAAAGTTAGGAGCATTGCTCTGTGCTTCCATCTGGAATGCTGCTGCCTTGAATGGGTCTTCTTTCCACATACCTTCAATCGGTGATGGCGTAGGCACGGACATACCTTGGTCATAATCTTCATATCCGCCTGGCTGATTGAGTCTTCCCATAATTCCTGCTTTAGACTTATCAAGAGCATCCTGCATAGAGAGTTTGCGTTGATAATCCTGCTGTTCCATACCATATCTGCCTAATCCTACCCTTGCAGCCAAGTTTCTTGCAGCATCCTGTTCATACTCACCCACATTACCTGCCATACCAGCACCCAATCTGCCACCAAATGACTTAGGATTGATTGCAGCCGCTAAAGTCCCCAGATCCCTCATAACATTACCTGAAGGTGGAGCACCCTGAAGACCTAAGTATGGCTGATTCAGTTCAGGAGTAAGGTATTGCTGTTTACCTTGGTTCGCAAGAGATAAGAGACTCTGCAAGGTATTAATCGTATTATCCGGCTGAGATTGATTCGATTGTTGGTTAGGTAATAGTTGCATATGCTGATAATTCTCTTTTGGAATAGACTGAATTGGATATGTCATATTCTGTTGGTTTGGAATAACCGTTCCTTCTTGTGTTGGCATAAAGACTTCAGGCCCATCTTCTCCTACAAGATATGGGTTTTTTGGTTTAACAGAACCACCATATTGCCTATTCTGTATCCCAGACTGAAACCCAGGTTCTAACCCTGCTGAAAAACCTGCTTCTAACCCCCCCGGATAAAGAGATTCCAGTGATTGTTTGCTGGTTTGTTCTCTCTGTTTTTGCATATCAAATTCCCGCTTACGGATTTGTTCCGCCTGTTTGAGAGCTTGTTCGGAATAACCTGCGGACATATTGCCAGCCTTGGCTACTAATAATGCTATTTGTACTAAAAGCGGAAGTGCCATTATTTATACCTCCTTATGCTGCAAATGCTTCCCAACCTGCTGCCTCCGATGCTAATGAAGAAGAATCCATAATCTGTGATGTGGTTGCGCCTGCACCAACTGCATCTCCACCTGTTATCCCCAGTGAATTAGTTACCCATTGACCTGTTGGTGAAGCCAAGAAAGATGCTGTACCTACAGCACCACTTACTGCTCTTGACCATCCTGGGTCCTTAGTATTTTGTGCTGCTGCTGCACCGTTCAAGCAACCAACTATTGCTCTGTATTGGTCAAACACTGTAAACGGCCATAATTTATCCATTTTTACAACCGATGCTTTTGAACTAAGGTAGTTAGCATTAGATGTGAGATAGTCATTAATAATTTTATTATATGAACTAATTACCTGCACATTCCATTCAAGATGTTTTGATGCCCATTGGATAGCATTATCAAGCAATTTCATATCAATATTAGCATTATAAGTATTAATACGTTTTTCCATATTTGAATAAACTGTTGTCTGAGCATCTATAAAGGAAGATGACATAACAGCGTTCATATTCTGCATAGAGGCTTTCAACTTAGGAAGTATGACGGTATCCGTATCATAATTTTCATTTATTCTATTTGTAGTCTTTAATTCTTCTGATACCGTACCCCTGATGAAATCAAGCTGTATCTGACTTCTTAGAACTTCTATATCGAGTCCGGCCATGAACTTACCGAACATATCGTATAAGGAAGGAAAATCACTTACTACATAACCTGCCGCAAAGAAAGCATCTTCTGGTGCTATAACATCAAACCCAGCAGAATAAGGAGAATCATCATATAGGGCAACTACTACAGGTTTTGCTAAATGTCTTAATCCGTTATAGGCATCTTCTATTCCGCCATAATATCTAATGGTTGCTTCAGTATTTCCACCCCACTTACCAGACATTTATACCACCTCCCACTTATATACTTTTGCCACAAATGTCATTCCAATTTTTTCAGCGATTACCCATGCTTTAGGATTAGCAGAATAACCATAAATAACATTACATTTATTATTTCTCGCAAAATCCATTAGTCCTTTCTTCAATAATTCTTTATCTTCAACAGTCATAGGTGTGAAACCAAATATAGGACTAATAATTATAGATGGAACACTTTCAGCACCACCACTTTTTTGTATTACAGCTCCTACTATAGCTTTTATATTAACTCCATCATGCAATATCCATATTTTCCTATGACCCGTTAATATTTCACATGCAGTATTGTAAACAAGCACATCTCTCTCCTTTTCAGGAACGATTAAGGATGCCTGTTGTATTGCATATCTAACTTTAGGCCAGTTAGCCATTATATCCTCTACCTCACAGGTAACTTTCATAATGCACCTATGAAGTCTGTTGTCGGTTTATCTTTAGTGGTAGTATCAATTCCCTGTAATATTCTAATTCTGTTATTGATTTCATCTTTAAAACTACTATCAGCAACTATTTCATCTATTGACCTAAATAAATATTTTGATTGAAATTCGTTGATAGTCTCAAGTATCAATTCCTTATATAATAAAAAGTTAGGATTATCCTTCAAGAATTTATCTATAAAATTAGTCCTGTTTTGTATATTCCTTGCTTGATATGCCATTGCCTCAACAGCCTTAATTATCGAGAACTCGGATATTGGATACTTTACCGCCTCCAATATCTCCGGTATCATCTCTCTGACTATTATTCTTACTTCGTTCTCATCCATTAGTGGTCATGCACCCTATAGTTTACGTTTATGTAATCCAGTTCAAAATACTCCCATACATACGATTTGAGTCTGAACCTGAACTCCTTACCGTATATTGAAATATAGTATATCCCCCTCGTATCTACCGTGTACCAAGGTGTCTGATTGAAAGCCTTTGCCTTGTCATATCTATAATCAATAGATACTTTTAATGGAGTAATAACATCTGTTCCGAACTCAATGGAAACGATAGACTTACCCTTCCGAGTTCCGAAGTCGTAGATATCGGTACATATATCAAATATCGGAGTGACTATCGCTGAAGAAGAAGTAACTTTCAGCGTTCCATACTGATAGCCTATCCCTGTTATGTTAATCGGGCCTTTTCCGAAACTCTGACTGCCATCACAGTATAAGAATCCTATAACACCGTCACACAGGTACAACAAGTCATTTACATGGTCATAGGATAAGGTTAAGTTAGCCGTGGCAGGTAATAGAAACTCTGAGTAATCAAGCATCTTTAAAGAGTCTGTCAACTTCCATAACTGACCTAAGTTATCCACAAAGAAGTGAACATTATTTGTTCCTGCTACTGAGTTTGTACCTTTAAGTCCAATATTCAGAATTGTCTGTGAAGCCCAGTATTGTTCTGCTGGCTTTAGAATTGTAACCCCATTCTCCCCGTACATTACCATCTTATCAGCAAGTTGTTTTGCCTGATATATCCACCCCGGATATTCCATAGGAAGTCTGCCGGATTCGTGTGAATCGTCTTTATGGAAATCAAACGCATCTCCGATTTTAGACCACTCTACAAACTCCATATTAGTTGGGATAAGCCAACCTTCACCACTGATTTGAGTAGTTACATCTAAGTGGTAATTATCCCAGAGTATCGCTGGAAGACCAGGTTCTGTAGGATTATCAGTACCACTCCATATCTCTGTAGTTACTTCTAATGGCCCACCAAAAACATTTGAGGTCATTATCCCTGAGATTTCGCATACTACTTCTGCTGGTAATGCTTTTAACTCAAGGATAATTGGGTCTGCCATTAATTGTTCCTTATCTCCAAGTTCTGAAATACATAAGGTTGACCATCAAGAATAGTGATTGTACCTTCTGCATCCATATAACCAACTACCACATCATCTGATAAATCCCATATAATTGCTCCACCAAGTGATATATCACCCCCAGAAGGTGTGAAACTAACACTATTGAACCTTATTTTTCCTCTATCATTAGTATTATCAATAACAACATCTTTCACTGTTATAACAATACCAGCACCTTTCGTATATCCATTTCCACTTGTTACCTCACTTGCTGAAATTGCTGAATATACTATAGAGTCATCCTGATCGAATACAAACCCTGGTTGCATAAGCAAAAGAACAAAAGCCTTTGCTACATAAGCATTTAACTGATGATACTTCCAATACGTTGTTACTGTGTTCGTTGCCATTTATCCTCCTCTAAAAAGTTCTATCCATTGTCCAAATCTGCGGTTCTAAAGTCATGATATCTACAGGCTCAACTAATACTTTATAACCAGTCACTAAATGTCTAAACTCTTCAACATTTAAACTATCGTCTAATCTTGTAAGATATGTTCCAACAGTTCCTCCGTAATCATTAATAGACTTTAAAACTGGTTTACAGTTTATCTTATTAGCAGCAACCTCCATTCCAGGAAGTTGAGGAGTAACTCCATCTGAAGTTACTACTTGATAAGAAGCTGTTACTGACCCATCAAATTCAATTTTATTAAGTCCATTTATATCGTGTGGGGGTACTCCAAAAAATTCACCATGAGCCTGATAAAATCCACAATCACTCCAATCTGCTGTTCCCATGAATGGATTATTAAGCGATTCATAGTTTACGGCACCAGGTGCTACAGGCCATACATAACACCTTGGGAAAAATGGATGGTATGAACTTGATGTATAACCAACACCATATTTAGGAACCCATAAACAATTAGCATCCCAATCATGCCAAGTCATCATTGTGTGCTCTTTGTAATATAAATTCACAAAAGATAAATCTTCTATTGCTACTACACCTGTTCCGCCCGATCCAACTATATAAAGTAAATCAGTTATAGGGTCAACCTTAATTCCTCTACCTCCTGTAGGCAGAGTTCCCTCACCTTCACCAATAGGCCCTAAAAGATATGTGGCACAGGTAGAATACGTAGTTGATTCCAAATCTGTAGGCAATATAGTAATTCTTTCACTACCATGGGTTAAATAAATCCACTTCATATCAGCACAACCGCCTGTAACCTGTACAGCCCCTAAGTGCGGAAATTCGCCGTACTGTACAATATCCATAGTCTGTATATCTATTTTATATATTTTATAAATTGGTTCAACCGCAAACTCATATGCAAATATGAGATATAAATATATGTCACAAGCATCGATTATCTGATACTGAAATCCAAATAATGACTGATTATCAAATTGTCCTCTTCCAAATCCAGGGTCTATAGGAACCTTATCAATAGCATCCAATGTAGTAAGATCAATCTTTACCAACTGACCAATATCCTTATCCCAACCAAAAGCCCACTTATCATTATAGACAGAGTCCCATCCTAATAAACGTTTAACGGGGAAAGATTCGGAAGACCCAGGAATAATATCAGGTATATGCCAGTGGCCACATGGGTCATGAGCATAAGTAGGGTCTATTGGATATCTTCTATCCAAAGAGAACTGCACAGCTTCAGGAATGTCAGACCACCGTTTGCAGTTAAGATAAGCCCACTTATTTGGTTGCTTGGTAAAATCCCAAGAACCCTGGTTTTTATAATTCATCCAATCGCTCATGGGCAGTCATTATCTCCTACAATTCTATATAAATAAATATCACCTAAAGAACCCTGTTTAGTTTTATCCTGAAGGTAAAAGGTAACATACCCCAAGGAACCTTGTTTAGTTTTATCCTGAAGGTAAAAGGTAACATACCCCAAGGAACCTTGTTTAGTTTTGTCTTCGTTATTAAAATAAACTAAACCTAATAATCCTTGATAGATCATGCTGTCACCGTCACATGAACTGCGAAGTAATGTAATCCATTTGCAGGGTTATGAGTTTTTGTTACATCTCCATATATTCCTATAGAACCTGAAAAGTTTCCAGCACCAAGACTTGATACTGTAACGGTTGATAGCTTTGTAGAACCTCCATCTGTTGAAAGTGTAAAATGATCTGTGATAATAGCGTCAGCGTTATATTTCACTGGAACTATGGTTAAACTATAACTATGCGTACTTGAATCAGTATTCTTTATCTTGAAATTCAATGAACCAGCATAATCGGAATCGTTAGGTGCATTTGCTAAAGGTAAAGGATAGTCTGCTGTTAATTCTGCATCTGCTGCATTGTTCCAGAACTCAAAAAGTGGAGATTGGTACTGACCAAAGATATGCATAAAACTCAAACTTCTACCAAATTGATACCAATAAGTTCCTTTTAACCATCTTGCATCAACTACTGGATCAAATACAAAAACTTGATTTGTACCCCCTACCATAGAATCTGAATTCACTGTAGTCCATGATCCATCAAATCCATCAGTTGAGTCGTTAGATACTGTCCATACTCCTTGAGCGTTAGGAGTGCCAGATATTCTATACATGATTTTCTCTAACTTAATTGAACAAGGAAAATTCCATAAATGAGATGTATACCACGCAGTTACATCTACACCTGGGTTTACATATATATCCCCATCTAAAATATAATATGCACTTGCTCCTACAAGATTTTTAATACTATCTGCTGGTGTATATGTATAAAATAATGTTCCATCAAAAGCCCATCTTATTCTTGAAGCTGCCATTCTATCTCCTTATATATTCCTTATAGCCACTGCACCAGGGCTGCCGACAAACAACCTTGCATTATTATAGTTAGCCACACAAGTCCCTATCGGTATCCTTGTGTCTATTGAGTAAGTATTTGAAACTCTTGTAACCGTAACCTTTCCATTATTGAGAACAACAAAGCCTTTCCACTCAGCACAACTCCAGGGAGTTCCTATGGTTAAACTTGTTATCTTCTGAACCAATGAACCTGAAACAAGTTCATAGATAGTGTTTGAAGTGCATACTATTGTCACATCACTCATAACAAACAACTGAGGATATGGAAACGATACGGTTAAGGAAGAAGTATCTATTCTCGACAGTTGGTCAATCACCTGTAAGACTTCATCCCTTCCTACCGCACCCTTACACTCCACAAGAAAACCGCTATCCCTCTTTGCCCGCTTGGTAGGTCTAAGTCCTTTAGATATCGTGTTTATCTGAAAAGTCGTTATATCGTCTTTTGCCATTTATCTGCACAGTGGATAGGTGATTAGCCTATCAAACTTGCTCTCCTGTAGATAGATTCTTGCATTGTTGTTTGATATCGTCTGTTTTGCATATTCAGCCATTTGAATTATGTTCGCATCAGTCCTACCGAACTTCGGCATCAGGACTTTGGCAAGGTTCTTGGAAAGCATAAATTCATATTCGTCTGGGAATAGAATAGTATCGGTTGTAAAGATTGAGGATGCGAGTTGTTTCTCAGAAGTAAGATTACATGAGTAAGCCGTGTCGGGAGTAGGATAGAAATATAATTTACCCGTTGGAGCTAAGGCATGGTAGAAAACCTTATCAGGCATACCCTGAGTGCTTTTCATTGTATATTCATTGTATTCATTAAGCGAGTTAAACACTTCTAATACAGTATCAGTAGTATCTACTCTTATAAATGCACTATGGATGCTTGATGGTCTTGCCACGAGGAAGTCAGAACCAACTTCTTCTGAAATCGTATAACTCGCCTGTGAAGGTATCAATGTAAGAGTTTCTACTGAGAACGCATTGAGCATTAGACCTTCTATTGCAAACAACTTGAGCATAACATTGAGTTCTGATAGTCCAATCGAATAAAACTCATCAGATATCTCTCCACCTGGGGGTACAACACCTATATCATAAAGAGCAGTATTTATAATGTCTCGTACAATCAAATTAACCTCCTATTTGAATCATCCATGAATAATCTGGAAATGTTTTAACTGGAACTAAATCAAATATTTCATCTACAGCCTGCTTTACACCTTCAAATATAGGATAATCATGTCCTGCAAGAATACCGCCTTCTTTAACTTTTGGCATCCATGCAATTATGTCCTGCTTGACGCTCTTATAAGAATGGTTTGCATCTATATAAACAAGATCAAAATATTTATCTGGGAAATCATTGACCGCATCTATGGATGGTTTTTTAATCTTTTTAATATTTTCATATTTAGCTATTCTTTCATCAAACTTCTTTTCTACAGCTTGCATATCACTGGTACAGATAATCAAATCAGGTATATCCCCATTCCATGTATCTATTGCGTATATCTCTGAGAACTTATTACTTAAAGCAAACTGTTCAATAGATTCACCTGAATAAGAACCTATCTCTGCCATCTTTCCATTTTCTATAGAAAGTTCATTGAAAAATGGAGTTAAAGATAATTCTTCACCCCGCATTTTATAAACTACATCTTTTGGTCTTGCAAGCAAATATCTATGATAATTCCCTTCATAGTTATATCTTCCGGTATGCTTAAAATCTATGTCTGGGAATACCCATAATTGACCGCCTATGTCTCTCCATCTTTTACAGAAGGCATAATCTTCGGAAGTCCATCTCTTATTATCCATAACACCCATATTAAAGAAATCGTAAGCATCGGTAATCCCTGAATTGATGATATCTATAACATTGGACTTATATTTTAAATCGGGATATGCCTCTTGCATCCTCTCAAAAACTATCCGTTTAATCCTTAAAAAACCTGCTGGCAAAAAATCTGCCTCTATAAGACCATCTCTTCCGATTGGAATACCGTCTTCTGTTTTTACCTGAACTGGAAACCCAGTTGGATGTCTTTTAAGAGGATATATACCTGCTACTACCTTTTCCTGTCGCTCTAAAATCTTTATTACTCCACCGGGATTGAAACCAACATCTGAGTCTATAAAGAATAAATCAGTACCATCTGTATTCATAAACATAGCAACAAGAGTATTCCTTGCTACCGGCAATACCGGACAACCTGAGATTATGTTGATTTCATACTCGATACCCTGCTTGTGTAAAAGTTTAACAGTTGCAAAAAGACTTAACGCACACTCTGATTCTATGTTTCCTAAATACGCAGGTATGGCGAATATTACTTTCATAAATCCCCGTAGAAATAGAGGGGAAGGGTTTCCCCCTCCCCTTTTAAAAGGTTTTTACGCAATCATCCCATAAGCCAGCATTGCTGTTCTTAGGGCATTCGCCAATGTCTGTGTGGTTGCCGCATCCGTTCCTGCTGCTGCGGTTGCCTGTACTGCAACTGGGGTAGTTCCATAAAAGCCAATTTTTCCAGAACTTCTACCCATTATGCAACCATCGTCATTCCCATTATCCACATAGTCTGCTGCCATATTTTTAACCTCCTTTTAGTTAATTTATGCTCCACGAACCCTACAAGCCCACTCTGGTCTTATTGTCTTGTACCCGAACAGAACGTCAATTCTGGTTGGGAACCTATCGTTAATTACATCGTTACCTCTCCAGAGTCTCATGGAGATACCTTCGATTACAGCACTGGTCATTCTTGCACCAGGGTCTTTGTAAAGATCAGCCGTTACGAATGTGAAGGCATCCCGATGATAAGCAAGGTTCTGAGCATAAGTTGCAGAAGCCGCACCTGAACCACCTGCCGCCACTGTTACGATTGCCTTTGCTCCAGTTGAAGCTATTTCAATATTCTGGGTAGCTCCGGTAGCAACTGGTGTAGGAGATACAACCCACGCATCTGTTGCGTCATTGGTTATAGCTGTAGTCATTACGAACTGCTGGAGATGCGGATATCTTTGTTTGGTTTCGAGATTTACAGCATATACATCAGCAATCGTGAATATATCACCTACCGTGCAAGTTCCATCAGCACCAGTTGTAGTAATGGTAGAACTTCCATTTACTATACCGCCAGTAGGAACAGTTACCGTTCCACCAATGGTTGTTATCGGTGTCGTATCATCTCTTGAACCATTGGTATGATTTGGCACCATGTTGGATTCCCACCACTTAAATCCAGCAGCCTGACCGATGTATCCTTCCGCAAAAGCCCTCTCCAACTCACTTGCCTTATGGAAGTAAGTACCAATAGCCGCAACTGTTGTAGCCATAGCAGGAGAATCATACAGAAGGTGTCTATCACTTTCAGGAGCGAGTCCCTGACTTAATCTTGCACCAGCATTTAAGGCCGCAACTAAAGAAGCTGGGGTAGTAGCCGGAGTACCAGTTAGGTTGTATATGTTTTTATACACAGCCGCAAGAACTGTATATTCAACAGTAGCCGCTAACTTAGACATTGCAGGGTCTATATACCTCTGCTCAAAATCATCAATACTCATTGTTGCTTCTACGGAACTGAAGTTCATGGACACATTCTTCTGTGTCGCAACAGTGAGGGTCTGTGTGGTTTCCGTGATGTCCTGAGTATCCATTACAGCACCAGTGGATACAGTAAATTCATTGGGGTTTCTAATAAGCAAAGTACCACCATTCTTTGCTCCAGTCACGGCGAATCTCGGATCGTACTGTCTATTAATCGTTTTGATAAACTTCAGTTTGTTATGGAATGACGCAAGACATTTTCTAACAATGTCTCCGTCACTTAGCGTTTTGAATGTATTAGCCATTAAATTTTAACCTCTCTTTTCAATCTATTTAGTTTCTGTTGCTGTTCCCATTTAAACCAGTCGTTATCCGACATCTTAGATGGGTCTCCTGCAACCATATCATCCCCCTTGAGGGGTTGAAGTGGAGGAGGAGCAGCAGAACTGACTTTTTTAGTTGCCTGTGAAAACTTAACCTCAAGTTTTCCTATCTCCTTTGCTACCTTAGTAGGGGATAACTTACTGAACTTGAAGGCTTCACTTGGATTCTTGGCAAGGAAATAACCGATTTCAGGGCCGAAATCAGAACCCATTATCTCCGCACTCATAGCTGGAGTAAAGACCGGCTCGGTTATAACGGTATCGAAATCTGGATACTTAACTCGCATCTTCTCTGCCTTAACATTGAAGGAGGCAAGGTTTTCTTCCATCTCTCGTTTCTCTTGCGCCTGTATTTCCTCGTTCTTCTTGTAGTGTCCCTTCCAGACATCCAGTTCATCCTCATAGGAGATTCTTGCTTTCCGGTACTCGTCTGTATCCGCAAACTCGCTTTCTACCGGAGGGACTGGCCTGTTAGTCGGTACTACCGTGTTTTCAAGCTCTTTTATCCGCCTATCTTTCTCGTAAATCTTGGCCGTAAGTTCATCAAACCGCTTTTTAGCCCATACAGGGGTCTTATCCTCTGCTGGTCGTTTGCCCGAAACTATATCGTCTATAGTTATATCGGTAGGTTCTTCGGTTGATGTCTTAGGTTCTGCTGCCTGAGTTCCTTCAAGAACATCAGTTTCAACTACTGGTGCTGCTTCAAGTATTAACTCCGGCTGTACTTCAGGTTCTGCCTGTACTTCCGGTACTTCCAATACTGGTTCCTCAACAACTGCTTGAGTTTGTTTTTTAGCCATTACTGACCTCCTGGTTCCCCCTGTTGGGGTATCATCTGCCCGCCATTAGGCGGTTGTTCTGTTTGTCCTAATAAGGCCGGAAGATACTGCTTGAGTTGTTCTATTGCCTCTTCCGCACCTGGTATATCACTGAATTTTAAGAATAAAGGCAGCATGATAGGTGCAACTTGAGGAGCGCCTTGGATAATCGAAGCGATTTTCTCTTCAGCTTCCTGCCGCCTTGTGGAATAAGGTCTGATATCAGCAACCACATCGTACTTTCCAGCTGTGATATCGTTCACAACCATCTGTTGTCCGGTTGCAGGGTCGAAGATGGTCTTGTTAATCTCTAACACAGCCTCTTCACCTTCAGTTCCAAGGATCCGAACCCTGCGTTCTGTATCGTAGATTTTAGGAATGATGTCTATTAACTGTCTTACGGTATCTGTTACTGCCCTTCTGAAGTTATCTGGGAAGTGGTATGTACCGAAGTCGCTTCGTACAGCCCTTGCCTTAATAGCAACACCTGTTCTCTCGTTGCTCTTCTCACCAAATGAAGCATCATACATACCGATAGTATCCTGAATGTCTGCGGCTGAAATCTGTAACATGGCAGAGGCCCCAGTTGGAACTTGAGGGGGAGGTTCACGCTTCGGGACTCTCTGCCCTTGGGGATTAAAAAGCAGGTAGGGATGGTTTTTCTGGTTAGCCTGATTCCAAATTGTCTCAAAACCTTTTATTTCTTGTGGACTCACAAGATATGGAGACTTTGGTGCAAGGGCTACCGTTTCCGTCATGTGGGTAAGCCAGAAGTTGTATGCCCGCTGTGGGTCTTTGGCATCCCTTATTAACGAACGTTTATATTCCTTACCTGCGATATTTACCTTATCACCTATGACCTCTATGATTGGTATATCTTTACCTACCCATTCGCCTTCTTCAAGAACCTCTGAACCGCTAATCTTGCACCACTTAACTCTTGTAGCCTTCTTTTCCTTCTGCTGAAGTACCTGATAGCCTATGGAGGCAAGAGATTCTACGGTTATGTTGTCTTTTAACTCAATTACATCTACTTCACCTGTCTGAAGATTTACACACTGAGCAATCGTTTTGTCGTATTGCTCTTTGTAGAAATACTCAGCAATGAAGACTTTATCTTCCTCATACCAGAGGGCATACTCTTCACCCTGTCCTACCTGCGGCCAGTCAGTTACATCCTTCTTTGGATAGAGTGCTTCAAATTCCTCTTTCGTCATACCCTCACGGATGAAGGCATACTGTCCCCTTGGGTCGAGATAAACAGAGAACTGGTTTGCTATCCTCTCAATAAAGACTTCTTGTTCAAAGGAGTCATCTGTCTCTTTGGTTACGATTCTCCAGTAAGCAAAACCACCGGCCACCGCCTTCTCACCTGCATCTGTATAGATTTCATCAGCCTTACTTGCGTATTCAATCTGCC